ACGCTCTCCATCGCCTTATGGAAGTCGGCAACGTCCACCAGCTTCATCTTGCCGTCCGCGCCCTTCCACCAGAACTGCTGTACCTCGTTCTCTTTGCCCATTAGTAGATCTCAAAGTTGTAGTAGGTGATTCCGTGCTTTTCGAGGATCTCGTCCCACGACTCCCGCGGGGCGCACTTCGGCATCTTGGCGCACAACTCTGCCTGGGTGCCGAGTCCGCATCCAAACTTGAAGAAATCGCCGCACGGACCGAGGCCGACCACCTCGTAGTCTCCCTTGGCCATGCTGCACGTAGCGTCAGCCGGGTTCCGCTTCCGGCGGAAGATGATCGTCTGGTTGTACTGCGCCACGCAGCACTGGTCTTGACAGTGGATTCCAATATTCAGCTGCTCCGACCCAGAGCATTCCGCTCCAGATGGAGTCGTGTTCGGATCACCGACAAGTTCCTGGCACCTGGCGTTGATCTCTTCCTGATTATCTGGATCGACATAGTCATACTCAAGGTCGCCGATTATGTCAGACGCGAACTTGGATGTCGATCCAAAGAACGTCACGCTCACATATGAATACTGCTCGGAGTCGCATGGGCATTGGTCGCCGCACGCAAGGATGCCACCGAACTGATTTGAAGAGGCGCACGGTACGGCCCAATTGATCCGCGCATACGTCGTTTGCCGATAGAAGTTTCCCGTCTCATCGCACGAGAAGTTGGGCGTGTCCCGGAGTTGCCATGTCGGGAAAATGCCTTTGCAAGTGCACATACATCCGCCGAACTCGAATCCTCCGCATGGAGGAGGCGAGAACTCGCAATCGTGCGGCCATCCGAACATCGGCGAATCAGTGCTGGGCCACGGGAGATCGTGAAATCCCGGAACGGTTCCGCACTTTGCTAGCCGGTCTACATCAAGGTTAAAGGCAACGCCGTAAAGAGGCTCAAACTCAACAAAATCGAACCCTGCCGGGATCCTCACTAGTTCAAAGGCACAGGTATGGCTCCCTACCCAATCGCATTGAGGAATGGTCGGCAGCGAACATCCGCTATTCCCGGTGGAGTTCCAAGTCAGATACCAATAGTCGGGATGGGCATATCGGCATCCATCGCTGTTGCCGACCGGGTTGACCGTCTCGCAGACGAGGTACGGCAAATGGACACCGGGCGGATGACCGCAGGTTTCAGTTGGGCACGGGCAAACCCGGCCATTTGCGCCAGGCATCGTCCCGAGCGGATCGCACGGAATGCATCCTCCGCAGTTTGACTCGCCCCAGCTGCCGCACGAGGAGTTGTCGCAAAAGATCTCAAGCGCGTCAAGGTTCCTGCAATCTGCCATGTACATCGTGATGCCGATGTTCACGCTGAACGGCTGAAGCCCGACCGTGTAACAGTCCTGGCGAACGTCGAAGCAGTTCGCCACGCCGCAATTGTTCTCGCAGCAGCAATCTCGCTGCGTCACTTGCCGCTCTTGCGCTTGCAGTAGATGAAACCGGCGACCATGCCGATCATGCCGAGCATGACGGCAAACCAAAGGGAGCCGAGGAACGATTCAACGCTTGCGAGCATGGGGTACCTTTCGGTGCTTGTTGCGGGAGAACGTATAGCCGTAGGTGCATCCGGCAAAGAACGTGATGCCCATCAAGGCCGCGAACCAAACGGTGAGTTGCCAAGTCTGCATCTAGAACCTCGTCTTAATGGCGTAGGCGATGCCCACGGCAGCTGCCGCCAGGGCGATGTAGGAACCATACCGGAGGCTTGCCACGAACGGGTTCTCGTCATCGCTGACGTAGCCGATGTGTTCGTGGACGGATGCCGCAGCCGCCTCCACGGTGTCAATGTGCCGCTGCGCCTCGGACAGGTGCGACCGCGCCGACACCGCCGCCGCGCGGACATCGTTGGCCGAGGAGGCGATCTGCGCCGTATGCGAGGCGCAGCCGGTAAGGAGGAGGACGGCGGCAATCCGCTTCAATCGAAAAACCTCCGGTATGGCACGGTCGGCAGAGGGTCGACCAGGGGAAGCTCGGCGAGCTGCGCCTGGGACAGCGGCTCGGCCACGCGGAGATTCGCGTGGTAGCGGTTGTCGCCGGGGCGGAGGATCACGCCCTCCTCGTCCACGACCGCCGGGATCGGCCCGATGCGGTCAAGCGTGACCTCTGCAACGGGCAGCACGGCAATTTCGCCCTCGCCGATGTCGCGTTCCTCGGCGAGCCCTGCGGCAATGAGGGCATCGTCAAGGTCAGATTCGGTGGTTGAGCGGAGGTAGTAGTCGGTCATGCCGTGATGCTCTGCATGGTTGCGGTCGGAAGGACGGTCGGCCAGTACTTGACCTGTTTGACGGTTCCTGCCGGGAAAACGTTGCCGTAGCCATTTTGCCCCAGCATGAAATAGTCGGGCGTATTGCTTGCGCTGATACCGGATGGACTTGAATTGACGATTGCGCCTCCGTTGAGCGTTGATTTCACCTCTGCGGTCGAAAGTGCAGCGTCGAATGACCAAGCGACCCGGAGATCCGAATTCAATGTGACTGACTGACTTGCCGTCACGAGTGTTGTGCTGCTTGATACGCTCGGAATCAAAGTATTCGCCGAGGTCAGCATTGTCATAGCCCGAGTGTCGAGGGATTGAAAGAGGAACCCGCATCGGTTCGGGAAACTGCTCGCGTTGAACTGGGTGAACCTGCCGGAATAGAAGAGCGTTCCGGTTGCCGTGCTGTAGTTCAGCGCGGCTATGTTGCTCATCCGGCAATCATCGAATCCGCGAGTCCCCTGCGACTGCGTGCTCGGGACGTAAGAGGTGCTGCCGGTTCCGGCCTCAAGTTGTGCGCCCCAAATCGACGTTCCGGCACCGGTCGCGATCCTGAATCCGACGCGCTGGTTCGCGTTGGTCGCGGTCGCCGTGTAGCGCACCCAGTTCGCGGTAATGGTCACGGCGGTCCACGTACTGCCGTTGTCAAGCGTGTATTCGACCGTGCCGCCGCCGGTGCGCCTTGCCCAGAACGAGAATGTCCGGTTCGCGCTCGTGCCGACCGCCGCGGTCTGAATCACCGTACCGGCTGTGCCGATGGCGACGAAATTGACCGCTGCGCTAGCTGTACCGTCCGGAGCCGTGTCAAATCCTCGGCTGACGCTCGCGGAATCTGCCCAGAACGGCTCGGTGGCAACGGCGGTCAGCCGGAACGTATCGCTGTGGTAGACGAGATTCGTCGCGTTGCCCTCGATGAGGATGCCCCTGGGGTTTCCGTTTGTGTCGTACTCAAATCTCGGATTCCCCGCAGTCGCCGTCGCCACTAGGCCGTTCGCGTTGATGAACGTGCCGCTCGTGGAGCGCGAGAAAGTAAAGCCACGGCTTGTTAGGTCGGCCAGAGTGCTCATCTGCGTGAAATTAATCGAAAGAGTGGAACCGTCGCCGGAGAGCATGGCCCGGCGCAGCATTGAGGTAATCACGGGATGGCCTCCGCGGTGGTCCGCATGAAGATGGTCGCGATGTGGAGATTCTCCGAGCCGGAGGTCGGATCGGCGTAGATGACGATGGAACCCCAACTGGCGGTCGGCAGCGTGGCCGTCTGCGCGGCGGTCCAAATGACCTCTGCGGTTCCTCCCGCGTGGTTCACCACCGTTCCGGCACCGGTGACGGACACCGTGCCGACGGTGATCCTGGCGACCGGGCTGTAGCCGGTCCAGTTGAAGTTGTTGCCTCCGACAACGTGCGCGTGGATGTCGATTCCGAATCGCTCTCCAGGCACCACCGTCTGCGAGTCGATTGGCGTTCCTAACGTCAGGTTGATGGCCGCTGCAGGCATTACTCTCCACCTCCCTCAAATGCGGGTTCAAAGCACCTAGTGGGATTCGGTCGGTCGAAAAAGTACACAGAGTCGCCGTTCTTCTTGGTCGTGACGTACATAATGACGAGGGCCTCAAGGTCGGTCGTGCTCCAGACGTTTGACCCAACGTATGAGGACCCGACCGCGCCGATGCTCACTTGGGGGGCCGTCGGATTCATCCCGTCCACCGGATTCGATCCGTTGAAGAACTCCCGGAGGTTTATGGCCGCGGTGAAGTTGTCCGCGGTGTCGTTGACGAACTCCGCGCCGACGAGCGTGATCACCGCCGGTTTTCCGGTGTAGGTCCAACGGTACGAACCGGCACCGAGGCTGGTCGCCGTGTCGAGCTTCGCGAGGAAATGCCTTAAGCTCTGCCGTTGCTCGAGCAGAAGCTGCTGCGCTGCAACGAGTCCGGCGTGGTATTGGTTCACCGTATCAACGGTGTCCATGATGCCATTCATCACGACCCTGTTCGCCTTGCCGAACAGACCCGCGTTCTCGTTGAAGATGGGCCGTTGATTACTCACGATGCCGGGAACTGCGTGTAGTCGTGCTGCTGTCCGGATAGGTCCCGCGCCGGTGTCAGACAGGTGTTTGCCTCGGGAAGCGCGGTCAGGAGTGCCGAGTAGACATCGGGCGGGAACATCAATTTGAGATCCTCTTCGTCCGGGAACGGCTGATACCAGCCGATCTTTGATGCCTGGAGGAACGGAACGCCGATGAAGTTCGACGCTGCGGCTGCGAGGAAGTTCGCGCCGTTGGTAGCCGGTGCGCTCCGTTGCTCGTAGTGGCCGAGCCAATCGAACAGGAATCGATACTGCATCAGGTAGCCCTGATCGTTAATCGGTGACGCGCTGATGCCGGTGCAAAGTACGAAACCGGGGTCGTATCCGAGGAACTCCTCGGTGTTCCGGGTTCCGAGCCAGTTCGCGAACAGCGGCGACGGCTCGGCTTGGATCTCGTCATCCGGGCCAAGGGTCCAAGTGCGGTCGTACCGGAACTCGCAGATGATCGACATCTGCGGGACCTGACGGATCGACGGCTGCCCGTGAATATCAACCTTCGTTCCGCCGATGTCCGCGGTCGGCGGCCAGACGTAGGTTCCGAAATCGGGGATATCGACGTTTCGCCGCCATGCTTGCATCTGACGCAGCTGTCCGACCCGCGTGATGCGGGTCCAAGGCTCGGGGAGATCCTGGTAGGCGAACTCCATCCGGGTCGCCCAGTTGGCGGTGACCGTCCACGAGTACATGGCCTCTGGGTTCACTCGCCAATCGACCGACTCGCAAACGAGGAACGAGAGGTTGGCATCGCATCCCGCGTACCTCTCCTGAACCTTCGGGACGCGCGTGCCGGTGATGGCAGTGTTTGACGCCGAGGCAAGGATGCTGCCGTCGCCCGGATATGCATCCACCGAGCTGGACGGGATCCATGTCACGTGGAACACCTCGGTCAGGGTGAAATCCTCTCCGGGCTTGCCGATGCGGTACGACTGCGAGTTACGGTGCTTGATGATCTTGATGCTGCCCATCAGTCGCCGCCGATCTTGTTTGCGATGTCCTCAACCCATCCGACCACGGGGGTCAGCACCTCGGCGATCATGTCGGTCGCACCGGTGCGTTCGAATGCGGTCGCCGTGCCGAGGCTTGCTGCATCCATCGCGCTGCCGCCGAGTGCCTTGATTATTCCGTCGATGAATCCGGTCCCGAGTTCCCCCGCCGTGGTCTTGAGGGATTCGATGACGATCATGCCCTGCCCGAGTGCTTCCGCATCCGCAACGACCTTGGTGGCCTGTTCGGTCGCGCTTGCCGCCTTCATCTGCTCGATTCCCGCCTGGTACGGCCCGAGTGCCTGGCCGATCTTCTGATTCGCCTGGAACTCGGCAATCGACCGCTGCGCCGCCGCGCTCATCGCCTCCGGGCTGAACTGCACCGCGAGCTTCCCGAGTTCCTCGGAACGGTTGCTGATCGCCGTCCACAACTGCTGCAACGCACCGAACACCTGTTGCGCGGCGGTCATCCCGGCCATCAGGGAGGTGTTCCGGCTGATGCTGTTCAGCTTCTGCATGGCACCGTCCACGCCCCGGATCAGTCCGGAGGTGTCCGCCGTCACGCTTACAACAGCCTTCAGGTCGTTAGCCACGGTGCAACCTTGTGTGGGGGTTTACCCGTCATCGCGCACGCAATCACCAACAGCAGCGACTCAATCCGTTCCTCGGTCGTTTGCTGCACGGCTGCGAGGCCGAGCGGCATATCCATCCGTGCCTCCGCAGTCAGCCTCCAGAGGCGGCGTTCTGCGGATGAGTAGGGCGGTCCTTCAGCACCTCCGACAGGATCGCATTCCCGATGCTCGCGTCGATGTCGGCAGCGGCCACGCCCTCGGGCAGGATCGGCGTGCCGTCCAGGCACCGGACGCACGCGATCCACCAATACGGGTTCCCGCCCGACTGCGCCATGTCGCGCATGACCGCCCGGCGGACCTCCACCGGCCCGAGGCCAGGGATCTCCACCGCACGCCAACCATCGCCGAGGATCTCGGGTCCGAACGGCATCAGACGCTCTCCGCGAACTGGAAGGCGACCGTGGCCGCGCCCTGGTTGTCGTAGGACCGGGACGCGCTGACGCACATCACCTTGGCGATGCTCGTCGTGACACCGTTGCCGTCCGCCCACGACAGGGCGACCTGCGTTGCGGGAAGGACGTTCATCACCGCGGTGATGAGGCTCTCGGTCGCCGAGGTCACGAGCGCGGTGCAGGACACGCGACGGGTGATCCGGCCCGACATCGCCAGCGTGTAGTTGTCGGTGGTCGCCGTGACATCCATCTCCGCGCGGGAGAGGTCGATGGTGACGTTCTGCACGGGCAGGGCCGAGCCGTTCACGGTGAGGGTTCCGCCGTAGCCAGCTGTGTAGGTCGTGGGCATGGGTTAGTTCTCGTCCTGGGTGAAGATGGTCGCATTCACCAGTACGACGCGCTCCGCGTCGCCGGTGCCGTCATCCGGTGTCGCATCGGCGACCCGGAAGGTGATCGATGTCGCCCCGAACGTGATGCTGTCGTTCGTGGTCTTGGTGCCGATTGCGTCCTTGATCTCGTCCGCCAGGGCGAGTGCGCCAACGACCGTCTCGGCCATGCAGCTGAACGCGATCTGGATCTCGGCGCAGTTGGTGAAGGATCCGGTGGTCCGAACCCACTCCACCGACTGCACCTCGTAGGTGATGAACGGCAGCGGGTCGCCCTGCCGCCTCCACCGGGGCGCGATCTCGGTCGCGATATCGGTGTCAAGGTGGTCGTAGATGGCGGCGATCATCGCGCTAGCGGTTGCCACGGCGACCTCCCTTCAGTGCCTGGGCTGCCGCTGCGAGAGTCTCGTCGCGGACGGCTCGGAGGGTGCGGTCCATCATCCGGCGCACCGTCCTCTTGGAGATCCACGCACCGGCCTTCACGACCACGTTCGCGGCGATGGATCGCAGCGACTGCCGCCGGGTCGCCCTGGCGGTGCGTTCGGCCACGAACGCCGGGAACTGCTCCCGCAGCCCGGCATACATCGCTTGCATGGCGGCCTTGCGCTTGGCCTTGGGCAGCTTCTGCTTGAAGATCTCCGTCCGGGCGGCGGCCACCGCCTTGCGGTAGCCGGTGCGCTCCTCGGCGACTGCGCCGCTGAAATTGCTGTACGCGCCCGACCCCTTGGGGTACCGGGCAAACCCGGCCTCAAGCAAGTGCCATACCTTCTGCCGCCCCTTCGCCAAGGCCCCGCCCTTGCCTCCGTAGCGCACGCCGACCCGACCGACGATTGGGGCCGTCATGCCGCTGCCGCGCCTCCTGGCGTCCGTCTGCGTGGCCGCGGCGATGGCGTAGCGGTGCATGGGGCGACCGCGGTACCGAGCACGCTTCCACTCGGCCCGGAGTTCGACCTCCATCGGCTTCAGGCCGCGCCGCATCCCCTTCCGGAGGACCGACTGCTGCACGTTGGGAGCGAGGCGGCGCAGTGCCGCCTTCAGGTCATCCGCCTGGAGGGTGCTCACGACGTTGACCTGGGTGGAGGTCATTCGGTGACCTCCGTGGCTTCGACCTCGTAGCGTCTCTGACGCTGATCACGGTCCCAGATGGCACGGATGTTGAACGTCCGCAGGGTCGCGCCGTCCTGCCAAAGGATCCGGGAATTGACCGTCATGCCAGGCAGATAGCCGAGCAGGAACCGGAAATCCGACCTGGTGGCAACACCGCCGTCATCGATGACCTCGGCGGTACGCGACTGCTCGGCATGGCCCCAGACGTTGCCCAACGTCACCCACGCCACCGATGCCTGGCCGAGGGAATCGACCGTCCGCACCGGGTTTTGGATGGTGAAGAACAGCCGGAGCATTCCGCTTGGAACGTGGGTCGGCATTACGCGATGCCCTTCCCCATCAT